AAATTGTACCCATTGTTGAAGGCAGAGCCAAGAGAATCATCTCTTGACTGGCAGTTCCCATCAGGATCAAAGATTAGCTTCAGGCATTTGGAGTATGAGAAGAACAAATATGACTGGCAGGGTTCACAGATTACTTTTTTGGGTTTTGATGAGTTGACGCATTTTACGGAGAGTATGTTTTTCTATTTGTTGTCAAGGAATAGGTCCAATTGCGGTGTGAAGCCTTATGTTAGGGCAACTTGCAACCCTGATCCTGAGAGTTGGGTGTATAAGATGATTGAGTGGTGGATTGACAAGGAAACTGGTTATCCTATTTTGGAGAGAAGGGGTGTGTTGAGGTATTTCATCAAATATGGTGAGAGTTACATTTGGGGTGATAGCTACGATGAGGTTAAGGATAAGGCTTGGCATATCATTCAGCCATTGATAGAGCAATCAGGCCTTCAGGCGCAAGATTTCATCAAGAGCCTAACTTTTGTGAGTGGTTCAATTTACGATAACAAAGCTGGTTTGAAGGTTGATCCGAGTTATCCGGGCAACTTGTTAAGTCAGGATGATGAAACGAGGAGGCAGTTGATGGAGGGGCAATGGAAGATAAGTGCTTCGCCAAATGACATTTTTGATCATTCAGCATTTATGAGAGTTTTTGAGGATGAGAACGAGGTGATGAGAAAGGGTAAGTACATAACTGCCGATATTGCGATGAAGGGTAGCAATAAATTGGTTGTGGGATATTGGGAAGGGTTTGAGTTGATGGATATTGAGATAATGGACAAGAGTGATGGTATGCAGGTTATTCAGCTTATTAATAAAGTTGCTCAGAAATATAATGTAGAAAATCGTTACATTTGTTATGACAGCGATGGTGTTGGTTCATTCGTGGATGGGTTTGTGAAGGGTGCGTTGCCATTTAATGGTGGTTCGCCGGCAATGAAAACGAGTGATTCAACAAGTGGCAAGTTTATCAAAGAGAATTATTTCAATTTGAAAACACAATGTTATTATCGTTTAGGCGATAGGGTTAACAAAGGGCAATTAAAAATCAATGAGAGAGTGTCAAGCAAAATGTATGACAACTCAATGACTATAAGGCAAAGATTTCTGTTTGAGAGGAAGGCTATCAAAAGAGATAGGATGGATTACGATGGAAAGTTGAAGATAATATCTAAAGATGTTATGAAAACAAAACTTAGTGGTGATTCTCCTGACTTGATGGATATGTTGATGATGCGTGAAATATTTGAATTAAAACCAAAAATAGTTTTTGCTTATGCGGATGATTGACAGATTATTCGGTGTTCCGAAGATTGTAAATAGTTTACAAAAAGAAGTTAAAGAATTAAGAAGGATGCAATTTGGGATGCAGATAAATGCTTCCACAGCAATTTTCCCAACCTACCAAGTTTTAGAGAATGTAGATACCTACACAACTGTTGATGATGTTTATTCCATCATTAGTATGCTTGCCGAAACTGCTGCAAGGATTCCGATGTATGGATATGAGGTTGTGAATGAGTTGAGCATGAAGAGTTACAAGAAGTTTGGGCAATTGCAAATGCAAGGTAGATACCATCAACGTAAAGCGATGCAAGACCTTGAAGATACAGATCCATTTGTTTTGTTTATCAATTCAATCAGTTACGAAGAAAGAATAAAATACTATTCAATTCTTTACATAACTGGAGAATTATTTTTGTATAAAAACATTTTGGAGTTTGGTCCAAATGCTGGGAAAGTAAGTTTGCACGTTTTGAATAATCAAAATGTTCAAGTTATCATTTCTGAAGATTTCCCACAAAGAGTTTTGGGATATAAATATTTTGATGTTGGCTTTGATGGTGTGTTTACGCCTGAAGAGGTTTTGCATATTAAATACTTTAACCCAAGTTATACAAATGGTCAAAACTTTAGAGGATTAAGTCCACTAACGGTATTGAGTAAGAGAATGACAAGGCTTAATGCCGGCATGGATGCTTCTGTTGCGCAGGTGCAGAATGGCGGTGTTCCGGGAATTGTGTATGAGAAGAGTGATGCAGCGATTGAAACATTAGGGCAGAGAAAGAATGACTTCGCTAAATACTTAAAGGGTTCAAGCAATAAAGGTGCGCCATATTTTGCTGCTGGAGAGATGGGTTACATTGAACTTGGGTTGTCGCTTGCTGATATGGATGTGTTGGATTTGCAGAGCATAGATTTCACAAAGCTTTGTAATGCTTACAAGATTCCTGAGGTATTGTTGAACAACCATAAGGCTTCAACAGATAACAATGTGAACTGGGCGGAAAAAAGATTGTATACTAACAGTATTCTTCCAAACATATATTTGCTTCGTGATGCTTTGGTTACTCAAATTGCGCCATTGTTTGGTACAGACAAAAAGAGAACCATTGAGATTGATTTGAGTGAGATTCCATCACTTCACGAGGATTTGAAACAGCAAGCAGAGGCATTGGATAGAATGTGGTGGGTTACTCCAAATGAGAAGAGAGATATAATGCAGTTTGAAGAGATTCCTGATCCGTTGATGGACCAAATACTAATTGATTCAGGTAAGATGTTATTAACTGAATTGACTGGAGTTCCTGATTTACCAGCACCTTTAGATTAATATGGATAACAAAAGCGTAGAAGAAATCGCCAAAATCATTGAGAGAAAAATGACAATGGTTATTATTGAAGAACTTCCAACTCCAAGTTGTAATTTAAAAAGACAACACAATGATTGGAAGATTGAGCAAGTTTATAGAATTTTAAGAGATAGGTTAACAAGCAAGATTAGAAAATGACTTTAGCTGAACAAAAAGCTTTTTGGAATAAATGGAATAGGTTTCAAAGGAAGCAAGAGGCTAAATATGTTCCAAAATTGGTAACCGCTTTACAAATTCAGGCAAAATCATTTAACAAAAATCAAGATGTTAATGCAATACCATCATTTCCGATTTATGAAGTGTTGGTTGGCTTGTATAAAAATGTTGGCATTGAATGGGCGAAGTATTTAAAGCAGTCAGTAAAAAAGGCTGATGGTTTGATGGGATTTAATGAGATGATTCTGCAATTAATGAATGATTACTTCGGTATTGATTTGTTGAATTACGCAGAATGGATGACACAATACAGCAGAGAAGTTATTTCACAACTTTTAATTCGTGGAAACGAACAACAAATGTCGCCATTGGAAATTGCTGACTTGATTGCTACGCATCCTGAGTTCAATAGAATGAGAGCAATGAGAATTGCAAGAACTGAAGTTGTTACGGCAGCAAATGCTGCTGGGCAGATTTATGCAAATACTTCAGGAATGCAAATGAATAAAACTTGGATTGCGGTAAAAGACAAAAGAACAAGACATGATCATAGTGCAGTTGATGGCACAACAATAGACATAAATTTGCCTTTTACTGTTGGTGGCGCACAAATGATGTATCCTGGTGCAAGAACCCAACCTAATGGGTTGGCAGTTCCAGCATTTGAGATTGTCAATTGTAGATGTACTCTTGCTTATGTAGCAAAAAGAGATGCAAATGGAAGGATTATTTTGATATAATTGGCTTGTTACCTAAATAGGTAACTTTTTCACCTCTTCTATCATTTTCAATTTTCTCCATTATGGCTTTCTCAACAAAACGCGAGATTTTATAACCTGAATCCATGTTTTGCTTCATAAAGTCAAAAACTTCTTTTGAGATACGAACATTTTTACCGCTTGCTAAATCCATGATAATTTTTAATACAAAATAACATTAAAAATTTTATTTTTCAATAAAAAAAAAGATTAATTTTAAATCGTGGAAAAAATATACAACTATAAGGCATTTAATGGTAAAGCAGAGATTACTGATGCTGATAGAAAGCTTGGTATAGTTACCGGCTATTTTTCGCATTTTAATAATGTTGATGGTGATGGAGATATTATCAGACCGGGTGCTTTTAAGAAGAGCATTAAAGAGAATGGTCCTGATTCATCTCTTCCAAGAATAAAGCATTTGCTTAATCACAACTCTTCGCAACCGTTAGGAGTATTGCAATCATTGAAAGAAGATAAAACTGGTTTGCTTTACGAATCACAGGTAGGCACACACGCTTTAGGTCAGGATTTCATTAAGATGATTGAAAGTGGCTTGATAACTGAACATTCAATTGGATTTCAGATAATGAAGCGCAATCAATTGCAATCATACGAGCAATACATTAAGAATCCTGATGCTGGATGGTATGAAATAACTGAGGTGAAACTTTACGAAGGATCATCATTAACTGCTTGGGGTGCAAACCCATTAACTCCATTGACATCATTGAAATCTAAAGATAACTTTGATGTGGATTTAATTATTGCACAACAAAAAGCCATAGAGAAATTCTGTCGCAATACAGATGCAACAGATGAATCAATACAAACACTTTTGATACATTCAAAGCAATTAACGCAATTGCTAATAGATATAAATTCTAAAGATTACACTCTGCCGGGGGCATTTCCCACAGAGCCGGAAGATGAAGAAGATTTATTGTCTATTATGCGTGAGTTCGCTATGAGTTGTAATCCCAAACCAAAACCAAAAAATTAAAAATGGATAAGAAAGAATTAATGAATGAATTAGAGGGTTTGAAATCTGCCCTTGAAACTTCAATCAACGAGAAAACGAAGTCCGAAATTGCTGATCAATTGAAATCAGTAATCGCTTCTGTTGATGAAAAGATTAACGCTTTTGCTGCATCTAACGATAGCGCAGAAAGCATTAAGTCAATGACTGATGAATTGGCTGCATTAAAATCAGAGCAAGCTGCAATCCTTAAAGGATTTGATTTGCTTCAAACAAGAGTAAAAACTACAAAATCAAACAACGTGGAAGAGAAAAAATCTTTTGGACAAATTTTCCAAGAAGGTCTTGAGAAGAATTTTGATGAAATTCAGAAAGTAAAGAAAGGACAACCTTACAGAATGGAATTGAAGGCTGTTGGTAATATGCTTTTGTCATCTAACCTAACTGGTGATGGTGTTGCATCTTACAGCACAAGTCAAGCAATTTTGCCTGCACAAAAAATCAATTTCAGAGATTTGATGTCAACTGCAATCAGTCCGACTGGTTTGTATGTTCAATATCGTGAAACTGGTTCTGAAGGTGCTTTGGCTCAACAAACTGAAGGTTCTGCTAAAGGTCAAATTGACTACGATTTTACAGAAG